GTGGCCCGGCATCTTGCTGGGCTTGCTTAAACTTCCTGTAATTTCTTTTGCTTTCTCAATTCTCATAATATCCCATATAACATTTTTAATTCTATTTGTCAAGCGGTCGAGCTGCGCCAACACGTGACGTCTTCTTTAACAGAGCTTGCGCATTGCTCCAACTCGTTAACCGCTTGAGCCCCTTGGGCCCACCCTCCCCCCCGGCTTGCGAGCTTGCGCTCGCGTCCAGGTTCAAGGATAATGACCAGTGAGACCGAGTAAGGCGCTCCGCGGTAACTACCCGACTTGATGTCCTCCACTCTTGAAAAACCAGTTCTACCCGGTTGATCTCATTTAAGGTTAGTCAAACCCCCACTGATCCCAGGTCCTGTTAACATCCTCGAGGCTTCTAGGCCATAGCTAACAGGACCAGGGATCAGGCGGGGCATAGCTTTAATTCTAAGTTCCCCGCTTGATTATTTATGAATTGCGATCCATAAATTCTTTAACTTTGTTTTCTGCCTCTGCTTCTATCTCACTTGGAAGCTTTGAATAATAAGGATCACCCTTATCTGGTCCCCAAGTAATAATACCTTGAAAGTATTTTTTTTCTAATTCCTCTAGATAAGTTTCATAGAGGTTAAGCTCAAGATTTTTAATTTGATAGTCGCTCATATCTCTCCAATTTTTTTTCTAGCTCCATAACTTTTATAGCTAATGATTTTAAATTGTTATCAATCAAGGTAACAACTTCAGTTACTTTTGTTATACTATCCATATTGGTTTGAGATAAATCAAAAGCGACTTTAACCGCTTTCATACCGTCAATACTTTGAATAGTATTGATTGTTTGTTTCATTG